TAAGAAAGAAACTTATGTAGATGTATATGCTAAAGTTTCAAATTGCGCTATTAAAGATTAGGAGGCAATTCAACATCTTGACTTGTAGGAATAGGCCGCTATAAATCACTATAAATTACTATAAACCGTGTCGAATTCGATACGGTTTTTCTATTGTCCAGGCATGGAAGACGAAAAAAGCTATGGAGTAACTAGTCGGGGACGACTTAAAATATAGGAGGTTCGCAATGGACGAACAAAAAACAAAACTAGGTCGTATTCCAATGAATATCCAGACCTTGCAACTCTTTGCTGACGGTGAAGCTGGCGCAGATCCAAGCGGCGAAGATAGTGGTGAAACTGATGGTAGGGCACCTGCAGAGCCTAAAACACCAGAATCACAAGACGAAAAAAAGTACACAGATGCAGAAGTTGATGAAATCATTGACAAGAAATATGCAAAGTGGAAAGCAGAGCAAGAAGCTAAAGAAAGCGAAGCGAAGAAGCTTGCTAAGATGAATGCTGATGAGAAGAAAGATTATCAGCTAAAACAACGCGAGCAAGAACTAGCTACTCGTGAAGCTGAAATTACTCGCAAGGAACTGACCGCAGAAGCTAAAACGATGCTAAGTGAACGTGACTTACCAATCGAATTAGTAGATGTGGTGAATCTGACAGACGCTGATAGCGTATCTGAATCAATCAATGCTATTCAGAAAAGCTGGGAAGCAGCAGTTCAGAAAGGCGTTTCAGAACGTCTAAAAGGTGGTGCACCGATGAAAAGTGCACAACAAAACCAACAAGAAGAAGTCCCTAAATGGAAAAAGGACTTTTTAAGATAAAAAAGAAAATGAGGTAAAATTATATGGCATTTGAAAACTTAAATACAGCAGAATCTCGTAAACGCCATCTTGGTATTATTGAAGATGTACTTGCTGTCAACTCTTATTCAGCACCATTAGTGCTTTCTAACGACGCAGTTGAATTAAACGGTCGTTCGTTCACGGTAGCAAATGGTAATACTACACCGCTCAAAGACTATCGTCGCAACAAAGATAATGAATTCGATCACGTTGAAGTGGAAGAAAAGGTTTATACCCTTAACGAAGAAAAATATTGGGGCCGTTTCGTAGACAAGCTAGATGAACGCGATTCTAATGGTCAAGTTAATATTGATTATGTGATTGCTCGCCAAGCTGCAGAAGTCGTAGCTCCATATCTGGACGAATTGCGCTTCGGTGCTGCACTTGGTAACGTCAGCGATAACGTAGCAATGGGCAAAACAAAGGGTGATAACAATGCATACAATGCAGTTCTTGATGTATCTGAGAAATTGGATGAGTTGGGAATCACAAAAGATCGTTTGTTATTTGTAACACCTGCATTCTACAAAGCAGTTAAATCCGAAATTGTTCGTTTGCCACAAGGGGACGCAGATAAACGAGTTCTTAGCAAAGGGTACGTCGGAGAACTCGATGACTTCACAGTTTATAAAGTTCCATCAAAATTCTTGCCAGGCGTAAATGCTTTAGCTTCCGCACCTGGTGTAGTTACTTCGCCACTACAAATTGATGATACTAAATACAACGACAATATCCCAGGTCGTTTCGGTGAATTGGTTGAACAGCTACTCTACACTGGCGCATACGTACTTCAGCATTTTCAAAAATATATTATCACGATTGCAGACAGCAAACCTGCAGCTAAAGCAGAAGCACAAGGTAAAATCGTGAATCGTGCGAAAGCATGGAAAAGTGGCGCAGATTACAAAGAAGGTGATACAGTAACGTATGAAGATAAAGTCTATGTTGCAGTTAAGGATATTACCAACTCAATAACTTCTCCAGACACAGACACAACTAACTGGAAAATTAAAAAATGAGGTTTGAACTATGAAAGTCAGAGTAAAACAGGCTTTTAATGACTGGCAAGCGAATGTGCGACGACACGAAAATGAAGTTTTTGAGATGACGGACGAGCGTTTTAATGAATTGTCGCATAATTTTAAAAGTGAGTTTTCGGTCAATATTGCAGACGTTGTCGAAATCATTGACGAAACACAAGCACAAGGAGACGAGACGACTCCTTATGACTAGGAGGTCTTATGGAACTTGAAGAATTAAAAAAATTGACTGGCGAGAGTGATGGTGAAATCCTCTCGCCTTTGCTTTTAAGGGCTGAAAATATCATCTTGACAGAGACCAATCGACAAAAGTTGACTCCAGCTTTAGAACGACTTCTACCAGAGTTGGTGCTGGAGTTGCTAAATCGTCAAGGAAGCGAAGGAGAACAATCTAGAAGTGAGGGCGGTGTGTCCATCTCTTACGTAGACGGTATTTCTTCACATTTATTGGCAAGCATTCAAAATCATAGATTAGCGAGGGTCAGCGGTCGTGCGTTTGAAAAAGAATAGACTAAAATCATACAATCTCCGTAAATTCCAGGTCGTGAAAACGGACGAAGGAATAAAACGTGAGGGATATAGTGATAAAGTTGTCGAAATCAAAGCGGAGGTATGGCCAGCAAGTGGCGGCCTGCAAGCTGAACTCTACGGTGAACGCTTGAACTACATCATGAATGCCAATGTTGAGAAATCAACAGAGATTGCTGAAAAAGACGGTTTGTGCATTGATAATCCTAACCAAGTAACGCACCGGGTCATTTCTATCAAAACCTATTCAAATCACAAAGTGCTAGAATTGGAACAGATACGAAATGCAAGGAGCTAATGAGTTAATTCGTAAATTTCAGCGATTAGGTGGACAACACGCTTCTCAAATGGTACTTACTGCAGTTCATCAGGGGGCTAAATTTGTCCAAGCAGAAGCTAAACTTCGTGCCCCTGCTAATACTGGAGAACTTCGACAGAGTATTAAGACTCGTGCTAAACTAGAAGGTAATATAGCAGTTGGTGAAGTGTTTGTTAGTGTAGAACATGGGATATACGTTGAATTTGGAACAGGTCCGAAAGGAGCCGCCAATCATTCGGGGGTATCTCCTGAAATAAACGTCTCTTACCGTTCTACTCCGTGGTATGTCCACGAGAGTCAGATTGATGTAGGTCCGTACCATTTTGCAAAACGAGGAGAGTTTTATAAAATGTATGGCCAGCCGGCACAACCATATCTTTATCCTGCATTGAAAGACAATGAGAAGAAAGTGCAGAAAATCGTTGCCAATTATGTGAATAAAAAGATTGAGGAACTTGCAAGATGATAAATATTAAGCCTATTATTTACAAAGAATTGGAAAAGGTTGCGGAGAACGTAACCGATACCTATCCAGACGATTGGGAAAATTTCCCCGTCGTTATTTTTTTGGAAGAAGAAAATAAGCCGTACGAAATCTACGGCGACAAAGAACAAAAATCAAATATCAGATATAAAGTTGATATTTTCAACAATGACTCAACTAGTGCTTTAGCTTTGAAGGTTGACGAAATCTTTTCAAGTTTGGGACTTATGCGTACAAGTTCGCTTGACGTACCAGATCCAAGTCATTTACGACATAAGACGATGAGATTTGAAGGAATTGTTGACTTAAACTCTGAATTGGTTTTTAGACAGAGAATGGAAGGATAAAAAATATGTTAGCAAATGGAATTAAGCTAGAATTTAAAGAATCTGCTGGTAGCTTTACAGCTATACCAGAATTGAAAGAAGTGCCTGAAATGGGCGTTGACCCTGAAAAAGTAGAAAATACTACGCTGGCAGATAAGGTTAAAAAATACGAATTTGGTATTGGTGATCCGGGCGAATTGGAATACAAGTGTGCTTATGAAAATAAGACAGCTACATCATCCTATCGTGTTTTGCGTAAACATGCTGATGATAAGAAAGTCCTTGAATGGAAACAAACTTATCCAGATGGTACGACTGTAGAATTTAGTGGACAGCCATCCATTAAGCTTGGCGGTGGCGGTGTCAATGGTGTTATTGAATTCACATTGAAGATTGCTTTACAGTCTGATTTTAAATTTACTGATGGACTTGGAGGTTAATTGAATGACATTACCATACACAATTTGGCAAATTGGAGAAAAAGAATTGAAGCTGCGCTTGACTACTCGTCAAGCCGTGGCTGTTGAAGAAAAATTGGGCGTGAATCTGTTGAAGGTCTTTATGCCGCGAAAAGATGAAGATTTTCCTTTGCCACCACTGAAAGTAATGCTTGTAGTGATTCACGGAGCATTGCAACAGTTTGAACATGGAATGTCACTTGATGATGTTTATGATTTGAATGACGAATATGTGGATAACGGCGGAGATCAGACTTCACTCTTGATGGATGTTATCATTCCTCTGTTTGAAAATTCGGGTTTTATGCCAAAACAGAAAAAAGGGAAGAAAAGCAAAACGACTATGAAAACAGTCAAGTAGGTGCTTCTGAACCTCTTTCTGTCGCGAAATATGTAGATGGGCTGTATTCTTTGTTTTTAGACATCGGAGGCAGCCCTTTTGATTTTTGGGAATATACAATGGCTGAAATACTTGATTTAATCAATAGTTTTAACCGTGTCTATCTCCAAAAAAAGAAAGATAAAACACTTGAAAATTATCGTTTATCGCAAATGATCGCGAATCACGTTAGTTTATTATTGTCAAACGAAGCGAAGCTTTTAGACGTTTGGGAGTACGCCCCAGAACTTTTTGAAAAAGAAAAAAAACAGATAGAAGAACAACGCAAGAGACAAGAAGCTTTATTGCACAAAGAACAAATGAGAGCATTTGCAGAACGATTTAACCGAATGAGAAAGGAGGAAAACTATGAGCATGACTCTTGAAGAGTTAAAGGTCATCATTGATGCTGAAATTGCGCCATTTAAGAAAAAAATGCAAGAAGCAGCTCAACAAACAAAGCAAGCCGCTGATAATGTCAAGAGACAAACATCGGGTTTAAAAACTGCATTTAGTAAACTTGCCGCTTTCGCCGGCTTTGCAGTTTTAGGAAAAAAGTTGCTGGATTTAGGCATGTATTCAACGCAAATGGCACTGGAAGTTTCGGCGGCAATAAACCAGATCAAGCGTCAAATGGGTGAAAGCTCACAGTCTTTCTTGAAATGGATAAATGATAATGCTAACGCTATGAATATGAGCGTTGGAGAAGCAACTAAATATGCAGGCGTCTACTCGAATCTATTTAGTACATTTATTAAAGACAGTGATAAATTAAGCGCTTATACTGGTAAAATGCTGCAAACATCCGCAGTGGTTGCTGAAGGAACAGGCCGGACGATGACAGACGTCATGGAACGGATTCGGTCTGGTTTGTTGGGGAATACCGAAGCAATTGAAGATTTAGGGATTCAAGTTGGTGTGTCCATGATTCAGTCAACGAATGCTTTTAAGAAGTTTTCTGATGGAAAATCTTGGGATCAATTGGATTTCTTGACACAGCAACAAATCCGACTAATGGCGATTTTGGAACAAGCTACCCAAAAGTATGGTGACACTTTAGCATCTACTGTGAATGGTCGGGTTAATCTATTTAAGTCGTTGTTGAAAGATGCTGCTTTGAATATTGGTAATTCATTCTTGCCAATTTTGAACGCTATTATGCCTGTCTTAAATTCGCTCGCTATGGCATTGAAGAATGTCACTGCTAAACTCGCTGAGTTTGTCGGTTTGATGTTTAACAAAAAAGCAACTGTAAAAGATGGTGCTATTGGTAGCGCAAATAAAGGCATGAAAGATTTAGCAGGCGGTGCAGGAGATGTTGCAGACGCTCTAGGAGATGCAGATGATGCTTCTGGTGGCTTATCAGATAATTTGGATGATACTGCCAAATCAGCCAAAAAAGCTGTCAAAGAATTATTAGGTCTTGCTGGATTTGATGAAATCAACGCTTTGAAGAAAAACGATGATTCAGATGATTCTAATCCTAAAAGTCCGAAAGGTAAAAAAGGCAAAAAGGGCAAAAATAAAGGCAATGGAGCTTTTAAAGATATCCTTCCTGAAATTGGTCTCGAAGATATGAATAATAACTTTAAGTCTATCTTTGACGGGTTAGGAGACAAATTAAAAGGCTTATTTACTTTATTTAATGCCGGTTTTAATGCTGCTTTTCGTTCAGAGGGATTGGAACGGATTAAAAAAGCGTTAGACCGAATCAAGAAGACTTTAACTGAAATCGCAACTGATCCGCAAGTTGTGAATGCTTTTAACTTAATGACCCAACGAATAGCCTATGCATTAGGTCAAGTTGTAGGTTCTATAGCAACGACGGGCGTTGCTATAGGGGTATTTGTAGCAGAATCTATCGCGAACGGTCTAGAACGTCAAAAAGAACGAATTAAGCGGTCTCTAGTTGCATTATTTACAAACGTTGGTGAGATAGCTCAATCCATCGGAAATATTGCCCAATCGCTTGCTAATGCATTCTATGATGTGATGACATCC